GATGCAAGTGACTCATCAGATGAAAGTAGCGATCCGCCTATCGGCGAGGAAAATGAATCAGATTCTTCTGATTCCGACTCCGCACTTTCTGAAGAGGAGGAAGAAGCATACTCCGAGTCTGAGGAGGAGGACGGTTTCGATGACATCCGTGTAGTGAATTACTTTGCCAACGGAGAAGAGATGCTTGGTCCGCCCGTCGTTCCCGCCGGGCTTAGGGTTGTCGAAGTCGTTGAGTCATCTGACTCCGACGATGACACCCCCGATGTGCCCGAGGTCAAATTCTCTGGAGAGACCGCTGAGGTCGATGTTTTCTCCAATCTCGCATTGTGCGAGTCTGAGGCTAAGTGGGTTACCCTTCACTTTCTCCCATTTTACGCGATCATCATGCTCGGAATTTATTGGTGCCGACGATTCGATGTACTCGAGGATCACGTCAGTCATACCCTGCGCGGTCGCTTACATCAATTTAGGCACTACGTCCTTGGGCTACCAGCTCCGAGTTATTTCGAGCGATATTGGTGGTCGTTTGATCCGCGAATCACCTGGCTCTATGATGAACGCGATCCCGTCACGGGAGTGGATATGTGGGAGTGGACCTTCACGCTCTTTAGTAGAGAGCGAGAAGTCGATTACATCGGGAAGGCCTCCTATTATAGTGCTGCACTTCTCAGCTTGTTCGATTCTGTTCAAAACCACGTTTATTTCTTCGTGTCCATTGCCATCCTTGTTTACTTTGTCTACTGTTCGGCTCATAAGTGGTTCTGGGGGCCGAAGCGCATGCTTGTGCTGCCAGGCGACCTAGACAACTACATCGACGAAGCGACGAACAACGACTGGTGTGGGAGGGCGAACAGCACCCGCGCGTTGCACGGATGTGAGGCCACCACGGTGCACAGAGTGAAAGTGTACACCGAGTTATATGCACTCTTACGTGCCGAGGATGAATTCCGCAACGTCCAAACCACACAGAGCGATGGTACCTTCCGTCCCTCCGCGGTTCCGCGACTTAAGGATATTCTTCGCACTTTCGAGTTGAAACACGGTTTGAAGCTGAACCCTGAGTGGGCTGCCAACACCGTGAGCTACATCGTGACTCAAGAACATTTACGCGCCTTGCATTGCCAAGCCAAGTCTCCTAGCGGAGAGGAGCGGGGTATTTTAAACGGGACGGGGGGAAGACGCTCATTTCAGAGCAGTTTGGCGGCAGGGTTGGATGCGGAACCGAGTACATCGGCCCGTACCGACAAATGTCGGTCAATTGCACTGAAGTGTCTTCTCCCACTAATCCTTTTGTACCTAGCCCGAAGATTCGTATCCTCAGAGGTGAGAAATACATCTCCGGGGGGCGTTTCCGCTTTGTTCACGACGCAGAGAGAAAACTTGACGCCACTTACCGAACTATCTACGGACCTGCCATCGCTCACAGCGGAGTGGTATACGCGAACAATGACTGGAACACCTCCTTGGCAGCGGAGAAAAGAATCTTCGCCTGCGTCTGGAGGAATTTCAGTCCGCGGATTGCCTGTGGTGGAGGAGTCTACGAGCCCCATCGGCCCGAGTCACATGTTGGACGTTTTATACGCCCGACTAACGACACGGTGGTGGGGTTCGACCGGTGGTTAGGTGAGAGGCAAGCCGAGTGGTTCGACGGGAGGAACGATATGGACGAGCGGATGAGAGCCATGGGGGAAGAAATGTGCCGTGACGGAACCATACCTGAGTTCTGGCTCGACGACATTGAACTCCACGTCACGGACGCGCATGAGAAGAAACAGTTGCGGATTGATGCTTGGGATCAACTGAAGAACTTTCTTTGGGGACCCGGGTATTTACTCCGCCTATGGCTGAAAAGCATTTGGGTTAAGATGAAACCCGGAGAGTACTCTAAACCCGGAAAACCTGGTCGCATGATCGGGGATCTAGGTGTGGCCGCCAGTTTGCAAGGATATCGAGTAACATCTTTCATCAAGAGTTATTTCGACAAACACCCTTTGCACATTGGAGCCGAGTGCACTATCGAATTCGTCAAAGCCCCTACCTTCAATCGCCTGCGCGACGTTTTCTCTAAGCTCATCAACCCTGAGGGAGACTTTTACTTCGTTTATCATTCCGATGACTCTGCGTTATCTTTCCGCCATCGCGGTCGGGTAATCACATTGAATCTCGACATCGCGTGCTGTGATCGCAGTCACCGGGATGCCATCTTCGACGCACTCATCCGAGCGACACCTCCGCCATTACGGTATGAGGTAGAGACTCTCGTCATGCAGTGTCGTCTTAACATGCGCCTGAAATCGCGATATTCCGGTAACGCCGAGTTCAACCTGGTTTTCGGGAAATGGAACGAAGACGGTTCCAAAGCCGCTGTCCTTTCCTCCGGGTCCACCCTCACCACCCTCCTCAACAATTTCGCAAACGAAAGCAACGGACGGGAACTCCACAGAGAATACCTTGAATCACGACACCTTCCTCTACCTGAGCTGCTCAACAAGTTACGCGCGGCCTGCTTACGTGTGGGCTACGTCCTTGAAGGCTTTGAAGAGCCTGCTCGGAAGCCAGAGGAGATCCAGTTCTTGAAATACTCACCTTGCTGGGGTTTTTGCAACGACGAGAAAGAAGAATCATGGCTGCCCTTGTTCAACTTCGGGCCGTACCTCCGCGGAGCGGGGAGTTGTAATGGAGACTTACTTGGTTCAAGGAAACAACCCTGGGAGGCACGAGCCAACGCCAACAGCGCTGGCGTGCTCCAAGGAATGTTCCCACGAGTCACTTGTCCCATATTGACCACCCTACGTGAGAAGTTCGGTCCCGCTACTGAGGCCGCTGTCAAGAACGCAA